ATAATAAAGATTATGATATTATAGTCATAAGCAAGACAGGTGAAATAGGCGAGATATATGAAATACAAAACCTAAAAATAGCTTTACCTAAAGAAAACAATGTTCACAAGTTTGAGTCTGATACATGGAAATACACTCAGTATCCCAAAGTTTTAAAAAAGATTAAATCAGTGTTTGACTGGGAAGAATATCCCTTAGATTTTAAAGAAAAATGGTATAATTATATAGATGAGGAATTTAACAGAAGAGAAAAAGGGTTTTGGTTTTATAATAAAGGTGCTTCTACTTACATTACTGGTACTCATTACATGTACCTGCAGTGGAGCAAAATTGACGTTGGGCAACCAGACTTTAGGGAATCAAACAGATTATTCTTTATATTCTGGGAGGCTTGTAAAGCCGACTCACGATCTTATGGAATGTGTTATCTTAAAAACAGACGTTCCGGATTTTCTTTTATGTCTTCAGCAGAAACCGTTAATATGGCGACAATTACGTCAGATGCACGGTACGGTATCTTGTCTAAGTCTGGCCCCGATGCTAAGAAAATGTTCACGGACAAGGTTGTACCAATATCAGTCAACTACCCGTTTTTTTTCAAACCGATCCAGGACGGTATGGACAGGCCCAAGACAGAACTCGCCTATAGAGTACCAGCCACCAAGTACACCAGGCGTAAGCTTGAAACCAACGAAAAGCTTCAAGAGCTTGACGGGCTCGATACAACAATCGACTGGAAGAACACAGGGGACAACTCGTACGACGGGGAAAAATTAAAGTTATTAGTCCACGATGAAAGCGGTAAGTGGGAACGCCCGACAAACATACTTAATAATTGGAGGGTAACAAAAACTTGTTTAAGATTAGGTTCCAGAATTATAGGGAAATGCATGATGGGGTCAACCAGCAATTCTTTAGATAAAGGAGGAGATAACTTTAAAAAATTATATAATGACTCAGATGTTACCCAAAGAAACGCCAATGGACAGACTCGTTCAGGATTATATAGTTTGTTCATACCTATGGAATGGAATTACGAAGGATACATTGATTCTTATGGGTTACCTGTATTCGATAAACCAAAAGGTGAGATTAAAGGTCCCCAAGGTGAAGTAATAGATCAGGGGGTGATTGAATATTGGGATAATGAAGTAGAAGGTTTAAAGCAAGATCAAGACGCTTTAAATGAATTTTACAGACAATTTCCTCGTACTGAAAAGCATGCATTTAGAGACGAATCAAAAGAATCTTTATTTAATCTAACTAAAATATATCAACAGATTGATTATAATGAAGATTTACAAAACTCAAGTATAGTTTCAAAGGGAAACTTTCAATGGGAAAATGGCATAAAAGATTCAAAAGTGATATTTGTACCGAGCTCGCAGGGTAGATTTAATATTTCTTGGGTACCAAGCTTAAATTTACAAAACAGGATAATAGTTAAAAACGGAATTAAATATCCAGGCAATGAGCATATGGGAGCATTTGGGTGTGATTCATATGATATATCAGGCACAGTAGGCAATAGAGGATCAAATGGAGCACTGCACGGACTTACGAAGTTTAGCATGGAAGATGCCCCTCCTAATAGATTTTTTTTAGAATACATAGCAAGACCTCAAACAGCCGAAATATTTTTTGAAGATGTACTAATGGCTTGCGTTTTTTACGGTATGCCAATACTTGCTGAAAACAATAAACCAAGACTTTTATATCATTTCAAAAGAAGAGGATACAGGGGCTATTCAATGAATAGGCCTGATAAAAAATATAATAAACTATCCATAACCGAAAGAGAACTAGGTGGTATACCTAACTCAAGTGAGGATATAAAACAGGCTCATGCTGCTGCAATTGAAACTTATATTGAAACATTTGTAGGTTTAAATGAAACAGGTTATGGTGATATGTATTTTCAAAGAACATTAGAAGACTGGGCTAAATTTAATATAAATAATAGAACTTCTCACGATGCGTCTATTAGCTCGGGATTAGCTTTAATGGCTTGTAATAAAAACTTATATGCCCCATCAACTCCTGTAAACAGGGTTGTTTATAATTTAGGATTTAAAAAATACGACAACAAAGGTTTTGTGTCAAAAATAAAATAATAAATGAATATATATACGGATACTAATAGCGTTTTTCCTAGCCAAGTGGTTAGTGATGAAGAAAAGGCATCCTACGAGTACGGACTTCAGGTGTCTAGGGCTATTGAGCAAGAGTGGTTTAATCAAGGCCGTATGAATGGTAATAGATATTTATCTAATTGGAATAACTTTCATTTATTAAGACTTTATGCCAGAGGCGAGCAGCCTATACAAAAATACAAAGACGAATTGGCTATAAATGGTGATTTGTCTTATTTAAATTTAGATTGGAAACCTGTACCGGTTATTGCTAAATTTGTAGATATTGTAACTAATGGAATTGCTCAAAAAGAATATGACATTAAAGCTTACGCTCAGGATCCATACTCAATAAAGAAAAGAACTAATTATGCTACAGCGGTATTAAAAGACATGTACAGCCAGCAGCAAATTGCTATGGCTAAACAAAAATTAGGTCTAGATATTTCATCTGCGCCTAGTGTCCAGCAAATGCCTCAAACACCTGAAGAGCTGGAATTGCATATGCAACTAACATATAAACAAAACGCCGAAATAGCAAATGAAGAAGCTATAAATAACGTTTTATCTTTTAATAAATACAAGTTAACTAATAAAAGAGTAGTTGAAGATTTAGTTACTTTAGGTATAGGCGCTGTAAAAACAAACTTTAATACAGCAGAGGGAATAACAATTGACTATGTTGACCCCTCCTATATGGTTTATTCATATACAGAGGATCCAAATTTTGAAGACATATATTATGTTGGAGAAATAAAATCAATAACTATTCCGGAACTTAAAAAAGAATTTCCTAATATATCTGAAGAAGAATTAGCAAAAATTCAAAAAATGCCGGGTAATCGTCAATATATAACCGGCTGGGGCAATTATGACGAAAATACGGTTCAAGTTTTATATTTTGAGTATAAGACATACATGAATCAAGTATTTAAAATTAAGCAAACGGATCAAGGGTTGCTTAAAGCTATTGAAAAGCCCGATACTTTTAATCCGCCACCAAATGATAATTTTGAAAGAGTTTCAAGAAGTATTGAAGTTTTATATTCAGGAGCTAAGGTTTTAGGTACAAATACAATTTTAAAATGGCAGCTGGCGGAAAATATGTCACGTCCATTTTCTGATACCACTAAAGTTGAAATGAGTTATGCTATTTGTGCGCCTAAAATGTATAAAGGCAGAATAGAATCAATTGTAAGCAGAATAACTGGGTTTGCTGATATGATACAGCTTACTCATTTAAAGTTGCAACAAGTTATGTCTAAATTAGTACCGGACGGAGTGTTTTTAGACATGGACGGTTTAGCTGAAGTTGATCTTGGTAATGGTACAAACTATAATCCAGCTGAAGCATTAAATATGTATTTTCAAACCGGTAGCATTGTAGGTAGATCACTAACTCAAGAAGGTGAATTAAATAGAGGAAAAGTACCTGTTCAAGAGTTGACCACATCTAGCGGCGGAGCAAAGATACAAAGCTTAATAGCGACGTATCAATATTATTTGCAAATGATACGTGATGTAACAGGCTTAAATGAAGCAAGAGACGGTAGCTTACCTAACAAGGATGCTTTAGTTGGGCTGCAAAAAATGGCAGCTAACGCTTCAAACGTAGCAACAAAACATATATTAGACGCTAGTTTATTTATAGCCTTAAGATGTTGTGAAAACGTTTCATTAAAAATGGCCGACGTATTAAGTTACCCGCTTACTGCTGAAAGTTTAAAAAATAGTATATCAAATTCAAATGTGGCAATATTAAATGAATTAAGCCAGCTTAACCTGCATGACTTTGGTATTTACTTAGATCTTGAGCCGGATGAAGAAGACAGAGCGCAGTTAGAACAAAATATTCAAATTGCTTTAAAATCAGGAGGTATAGTGCTAAGTGATGCAATTGATATACGACAAATAAAAAATATTAAACTTGCTAATCAATTATTAAAAATTAAGCAAGGTCAAAAACAAAAACAAGATCAAGCCGCTAAGCAAGCTAATATACAAGCA